CCAATAGCCATAAGTTTAAGTTCTCTTGAAAGGTTTTTCATTCGTACTGTTTCATTATCTGACTTTTGGTTTGGAGACATCAATTGCAGGTAGTCAACAATAACGAAGTCTGGCTTGTACTGATCAATCTTTCCACGAAGAACTGAAGGGGTGATATCTCCACCAGTATCATTAGAGATAATATGGAACTCTGGCTTACCAGCAAGATTCTTAGCATGCCATTGTTTCAACATGTCCAATTCAATTTGTCCAGAACTGATCTTTCTATGAGACCAAAGACCTTCACCCATAATTGTAAACACACGATTACGAACTTCTGTTTCACTCATTTCAAGTGAGATTACTAATGGAGATTTGCCTTGCTTCCATGCCTGTACCGCAAAGTATAGAGAAAGCCATGATTTACCAATTCCTGGATATGCAAGGAACACACCAAGTTGTCCTGGCATAATTCCTGCAGGAAGATAGTTATCAAATCCTGGTAATCCAGTCTTAATTCCAACTTGACCCAACTCTTGTTGTCTCTTTACATTTTCAAAATATGCAATTGCTGAATCTAAATCAGTTGCATCAATATCACGAATAGCAGATGTATTTTTCTTTAACTCTGATGTTTTCATAATTAAAGACTCAAGGGCATCATTACCATTACCACTTTGAACTTCTGATGCTGTAGATCTAAGAATATCTTTTAGACTATCATTTAAATATTCTGTTTGTAACTCTTCTAGGTGATGCTTAGTAGCACCAATACCATCAACGGGTGTAAAATCTCTAAACTTCTCAATTACCAAAGTCTTTGGTGGAACTGAGCCATTATGTTCAGTATAGTTTCTGATGAACTGCCAAATATCATTATGTGTTCTTAGAAGGTTTTCAACGTTTGCTTGTAATAAAATATGAATTTGTTTATCTTCTAAAACTGCAGAGATTACTTTTGCTTCTGTATTATTCACTTAACCATTCCTTTGCTCTTTTCCTACGCTCTGCTCGTTCGTTTTGATCTATTAACTGTTGCTCTTGTTTTTCAATTATAGCATCTGCATAATTTGCAAAATACTTCCATGCTGGATTTTGTGCAACACTAAAATAATATTCTAGCAGATCATAACATTTAGACATACCATATGATTCAATAAGTGCATCTGCTGCCCACTGCTCTACATTTAAATTTAATGATGGCTTTTGCTCATACCTTGCAGTATGAAACTTACTATAGCGACTAAGCAAAGCCATGCGGTCTTTGCGTTCAGCCATTATTGTTCGTTAACCTCTGACTTAGCCTCATTGATTTTTTCAGTAAGTTTATCTTCTACAAACTTATAAACACGCTCAAATGCGTCATTTGTATTTTCATCATTACGCTTGCTATCAACAACCCCTAGATCAACTCTTAGCGATTGAAAATTTCCAAGGTTAAGTGTGTATCCTAAAGTTACTGATACCTTTGTTTCTTCGTTTTGCATCTCATACCCTTCTAGTTAATAGATTCATTCCAAATAGGGATAAATCGTCCATCTTCAGTTCTCGTATATGTAAGTATACCATCGCCCATTCTACGTGTCAACTCTTGCTTTGTGGGCGTAATATCATTCGTTATTAAATTGTCTTTTCTTGGTCTTCCAATATGATAAGTAGCCAGTATATCACGAATCTCTCTTACTTGGGATTCAGAATAGTATGATCTTACTTGCCATCCCCTAGCCCCTCCTTTTTGAGAGCCAGTAGGAAATGGTATAATTCCACGTTTCATTAGTGATGGCATATATTTTTTATGCCTATTTACTAAGTCTGCTGTTTGACCAACAGTAAATGCCTTTTCTCTTTTATTTTTAAAATCAGTAATTAAACAACTTTCGATTCTATCTTTTGTAATATTATAAACAGACATAATCCCATTAGACTTATTAAGATGATGTACACGAACAAGGTCTCCATTAAGAAACCATACCTTTTTATTTCCAGGTATTACAGGGGAGAGATTGTAACCTTCGCTCTCAATGCTTCCTTTTTTAGTAGCCAAGACCCCTCCGAACTACTCTCTGGTGGATTAAAAAACCTTCTTGTTCCACACATAATGCAATAAACCTCAAGGTGCATAACAGAACTATAAATTCTATCAACAAACATTCTTCCTTTACATTTTGAACATTTTATCAATTTGGAAGCCCTACAGCAACAATATTCACATTAACAGATAAAATACCAGATGATCCAAATCGAACAACTCCAGATACGCTTGATGTTGTTACGTTAGTTAATACAACATAAATATCTTTACCAGATACAGTACCACCTTCGTTAACTGCAGTTGCGGTTACAACTGGAGGATTTTTAAAAGTGTCAAGGGATGTAGTAAATGGTTCTTCTGTTCCAGCGTTTACATTTCGGTTAATTGCAACTTGAATAGTTTTTGCTTCAACCTTAATGTCTGATATTTTTTTATTTTCTCCATTTATTTTTGAATAATTACTTCCTGCAGAAGCAACCTGTGTAGCCAAATCATTAACAGCATTAGTTAACTGATAAATGTAAGTTACATCTAATGGTTGGCCTCTTTGAGGTAGTGGTATTTTTGCCATAGTTATTCTATTATACCACTAAAGGTTGTCTCCGCTTGATATTAAATATGTGGCAGCATTAAATGGTTCTTTGATTAATGTTACCTTTTGAACCCTAAACCTTACCTGAGTTGCTGATGTTGTAGGTGAATATGACAAGAAATACTTTCTTCCAGACGCTACCCCACCCCATGTCCAGTCTGTCCAATTTCCAGATATTTTCCAAGATATGTAAACATCAAATTCACTAATAGCAGATTGTTCAGCCTGCAATATTTTTTCTTCTGGTGTAGGATTTGTTATTAATAAAGATGGCATAGTCCAAACAATTTGTGCAACATGTCCACTTTTATCTATACTTACTTGATGTGTAATACTTGTAGTTGATGGATTTAATGGATCAAAACCTACTTCGTTTAATGTTGTTGTAGACTCTAACCTGTTAATTGGAGACCAGTGTGAAATTCTATTTTTATCTTCAGAGATAATCCTATATCTTATTTCATAGTTTAATTCTGTATTATCACCAATAAGACTTGGTAAATCTTTTTTTAAAATTATATTCTTTTTAATATTTGAGTCAGCCATTAGGCAACTCCAACTGCGAACCTAAACTCAATATAGTTATTTGTGTTTGGACTTTTTACAATCGTTGTTGCATCGGAGTTTTGAACAATGCTATAACCAGTTAAACCATATAGTGGATTGATAGTGGCAATATTTTCTAGTCTTAATGCATCTAATGCAATATAGTAATTACTTGAAGCAGATCCATTATCAATAGCATTTGCATATATTTGAACCTGTGTAACAATGTCCCAGTTAAATCCTGAACTAGTTGCTAATTCTTGTAGTTGTTTAGATATTACAAAATATCTATTTGTTGTAAAATCATATTGACCAGGATTAGTTCCATTATTTAAAACTGCCTCAAATCTTGCATATTGAGATCCATCAGAGTTTGTAAAATTAACAACGACATTAACCTTATCTGGAACATCGGATGATGAGTTTTTTGTAATAATAGATAATGCTAGTCTTAATTCATCAATTGGTGAGTTTTGTGAAAATGATGTAATACTGTTTGGATATACAACAGACTTACCACCAAGAGATGTGAAATGAGATCCGCTATAAGGCAATACTGAGGAATCTCCTCTCATCAAGATAACGTTATTAAAAAATCTTGCTCTCTCATATCTATCTACACGATCTTGATTAAAAAATACAGCATTGTCTGCATTTGTTTCAAAAACATACAACTCTTCTGTTATATTTGTATTTGTATTAACATTGATCTTATCAATTGTACTAATTGTATCTGTACTAGTTGAGTCTAATTGTTCTGTGATTTTTGGAATATCTGAACTTGAAGAGCCATTGTTGTACTGCCAGTTTTCAGTATCTGTAAATCCAAAAACTGTTTTGCTATCTGATTGTCCAGCAGATGGATTTGATCCTGCTGAGAATATACCAACCTCTGTAATTTCATATCTTTCTTCTGTAGGTAGTTCTGCTGTTAGTACTAACTTATTAATATTATTTTCACTAACGTACCCTCTTGAAGAAATAGGAATTCTAAACATTTCAAAATCAAGTGAGGTCTTTGATGAAAAATCTGGTTGTGGGTCTGTTAATAGGATTGGTTTTTTACCACAACCAACAGCAATGTGTGAGGCAAAGGACGGTGCCTGCCCTAATAAAAACTTGCTAATGATAGTTTTACCAGTATTTGTAATCATAATATCGCCTCATATATTGTACCACCTAAAGCAATCTGAACCTCTACCTGTTCATCTGGAGCGTTATTTATAGTCTCAATAACCAGGTTCCCATCTGTGTCAAAATAAACATTACTGCCATTCAGACCGTTACCTTGATTTGGAATTTTATCATCTAGTTTAATTGGGTATTTTTTAAAGTATTGCTCAGACGTATCCTGTAATTTTAAAATATTATTAGGATTAAACTGTGCCTGAATATCAACCAGATTTTTAATAGGATTATAATAAAACTTTTGTCCATTAATATTATCATTTCTAGCAATGTTGATTAATTCATGTGCACTTAAATTTTCAAATAATAAATCTACAATAATATCAGTATTTGAACTTGTATCTTCATATACTATATATTGTGGAGTAGAACTCTTTACCTGATCACTTAACTTTGGCTTTATTGTGGTTGGTACCACTGGAATTGGATCTATTGCCATTTTTATACCTCACTTAAATAGATAGACATCTGTGCACCATCTACCGATTTATTATAATTTATATTATATACTACAAATCTAGAATTTTTATCTGTAATCATACTAATGCCATCTGCATCTACATAATCAATTGTTACAATGTCACCAAGTTGTAATGTTGGATTGCTAAATATTTCTATACCAATAGATTTTTTAGGAACCATAACCTTATCAATAATCCAAGACATTAGTTCTTCTGCCTGATCTTGAGTCTGAATATAGTCTCCTTGAATAGAAAACTCACTTACTCCATAATTAATTCTACTTAATTTAATATCATTAAATTTACTTGCCTCTATTGTTGGGGAAGTTATTACAGATGTTCCATTTAATTCTGGATCTGATAGATTACCACGTTTACTGAAATATGAGTCAACTGAATATTCATGGGTAGTATCTTGTGTAAATGTGATACCTTGAATGTTTAAGTAATTACCTGATGACTCATCTAAACTTAATGCAGTATCTGTATTATTAAATATTAAAAATTCTGCACCATAGGCACCAGCCATAAAACCTGACACAGTATATCCTTTAAGTTTATTAAAAGTTGGAGATAGTTGAGCATATAGTGCTGGATATGCCTTATCATATTTAACATTAAAGTATGCACATTCTCTCATAATAGATCCAAACTCATCATAATAAATATTATATTTTGGCTGGGTTTGTGATGAAACACCACTTAAATATGTAGACTGAATAAGTCCACTAATTGCATATTTTGTAAAGGCATTATTTACTGATATATCTCCAGATCCAAATACCTCTGATAGTGGTTCGCCAATAGTGAAAACTGTGTTTTGTGAATAATTTTGTTCTAAAGCATAAACGTTTTCAAAGATACACTTTGACGATCCACGAACAAATAAAGCAGTATTATTAAACATTGGAATAGGATTTTCATCGTCAACTACTGCGATTAATTGACTATTTATATATAAATAAAATCTACGAATTTTATCAATATCTCTATACTCAACTGCAAGGTCATACACAGTACTGATATCTTCTCCAATTACTCTTTGTTGTCCAACGAATGTTCCATCATCAACAATAATTTTGGCTAGTCCACCATATAGTTTAATTGGTACTGCTGGCATTGGAGATGCTGGATTAATGTCTGCTGCATTTTTTTGAATCTTATAAAATACAACGTTATTTAGTGAAACGCCTTGACTAATATATGAATCTATATTTGCACTTGTTAATCCAATAATTTCAAAGTAATATCCGTTATTAGTTTTTTCATCTACTCCTATTGCAATACCGCCAGATCCACCAGCAATATTAATACTCTGTTCTGGATTTCCAGCACCTGGAACTTGATAGTAAGACATGCTACCTAAAGCAGTCTGTGTTTCATTATCTTGTAATTTACCAATAACTCTCATTCTTGTTCCGAAATGTCTATAAGAATTATCTAATGGCTTATAAACATAAGACAAAAAGTTTAATGGTTTTTCTGTAGTCTTAAAACTTGGACCATTCATAACAAATGCTGATGCCTGAACTGTACCAGTTTGAGTAGATTGAATATTGTTTATTTGTGTTTCTGACAAACTATTAGTTGCTAAAAAGTTTTTAATAATGCTATTTCTTGTAGAACCTTTTGCCAATTCGTTATTGACTCCAGCAGCCTGATTTGAATTAAATACATCTGGTAATTCTGTGGTTTCATTAATATTAAATAAATACTCAGAAGACATATAACAGCCACGCACATTTGCATTATTTGACCAGTAATTAGAAAGTCCAGCAGGATGTGTTGTAATTGGTGTACCAAATTGACCACGTCCATGTTCAAATACTGGCCCATTCTTCATTCTTACTACTGAGTCAATTGTTTCATAGTATGGGGTTGCAAATATTCTAATTAATCCTGTAGCATAAATTTTTCCATTAAATGGTAGTGATCCAAAATATTTTTGATATTCTTGATTACTAGATATCCAAACTTTTCCAGTTCCAGTGATATCAAATTCTACTGCATCATATTTTAATATTTCTCCGCAAGAATAAAAATATCCTTGATATCTTGTTAGCCAATATATATTTTCACCAACATCCATAGTATTATTAGTCATTAAGTTATTAACTATATATGGTACTGATGATGATAGATCAGAGTTTAATGGCATTGCTGAAAGTACATAATTTGACTGCGTAGAGGCCTTTTCATTGATTGTCTTTGTTGCTTGGTCTCCAGATACCTCCCATAATAAAGATGGCTTATAAACCCATTCCCTGGCATTTCCAGAGGTATCAATATTGTATGCCTGTTGAATTGATCTAAATGCCCTTTGAATATATCTCTCAGTATAATCAATCTTTCCATCGTTATATATCTTTTTATCTTGTGCTGCTATATTAATAATGTTTGGTAGTTTATTTGATGATATTTTATTATTTTCTACTACCCCAGTATCTTCATGTGTTTTTGAACCAATTAGAGTCATAGATGTTTCTCTTTGTGCTGCTGTTGGAAGCAAATAGTTTTTACTCATAACAGCAAAATTATTATATTCATCAAAATACATTGCTGACTGTGTTGATACGGCTAATTCATTTAATACTTCTGCGACATTTTTATTCTTTGCAATAAAGAAAAATGGGATGATTGGATCTTTTTCTCCAGCAACTCTATAAAATGTATAGTTACTAAATCCAACAGAATCTAGTAATAGTGAAACGGCATAACTAAGTGATGATTCAGTTATTAATAACTCTGGTGCTAGTGTAGATTCAAATAGGAAAAATAAATCTCTAAGATTAATTGAAACGATGTATGCATCAGAATTTGCCTGAGAAAGTCCTTCTGCATATAATGTTTTTAATGGAACGGTATAGTTATTTGATGAGTTTACATCTAAAATAGTTTCATAAAAACCAAATTTAATAGTTCTTCTTAAATAATCCTTAACTATACTATTTTGATTATTTTCATTAAATGCTAAATCATCATCAAATACTTTAACATTACCAGTAGATACCAAAAGTTGTCCTACTGGCAAAGATGTAATTCCTAAATCAGATAAAGTTTTATTAACTGTAAACTCAATAACCTTAGAAGATAAGTCTACTAATAGTCGTGGAGACATTTCAATTAAATCAAATGTTTGCTCTGGTCGATTCATTGATTCTACTGCAATACGAATTCCAGAAATATAACAAAATTCTCTATATTGAATATTATTTTGAACAGTATTATTAAAAGATTCTGGAGATGTTAAATTAGTAACTAATGGTGTATCTATGCTAATCTCACTATCTGATATAGACCATTTATATTCTGGAACAAACGTTAGATATTCTTTAGTTCCTTCATTCCAAACATAAAGAGTTCCTAAAGTATTTTCTTCTTCAATAACAAGATAGGCATGACCATTAATATTATTTTCTGGTAATAAATGTGGTGCAGCAACTGTGCCAACTAAAACAAAATTATTTTCAAATTGTGCTGGTGGAACAAGTCCATATGCAATTTCAACATTTCCATCATTACTAATAATTGGAAGTCCATTAGGCCTTGTTGAAGTCTCATTAAAGGATATTGCATCTACCCACTGATTATTAGATAGGTATTGAACCTTCCATCTTTGCGGAGTTGACTTTTTTGCATTACCATAAAATGGATCAGACACTGTAGTAGTTCCATCAACAAAGTTTCCTATAGTAGTAGAGCCAACATGTGTCTGCATTTTTACAACAATTCTATTGGCAGGAACTGCCTGTTTGTATACTACGAATGGGGATGTATCGTCTATTTCATATACTGAGTTATTGTTATTTTTTGATATTCCCCGCTCAATATCAGACTCTGTTCGATATGAGGTCCAATACTTAAAACTGTCATCTCTTGATGGCATATAATATCTTGGGCGTGTAGCAAGGTTTTCATCAACATGTGGCAAATATCTATTACCAAAATATGTTGCTTTATTAATACCAGAACGTGGTCTAAATGGTTTAATACAATCTTCTAAAGAATATAGTAATTTTAGATTATCTTTTTTAGAAGTAAATAATGCTGGTACCTGACTGCCTTCTTGATTATATGCATATCCATTATTGATAGTAATATCAGAATCTGTTGCATCAGTATAAAAATAACCTGTGTCTAATGAGTCATAGGTAGATGGCAATGTTGCATATTTTAAATCTGATTGAATAGAACTATTTTTTCTATATCTATAATTGCCAAGTTTAATAATATTATCAGATAAATTCATATTCCATTCTGCAACAATTAAAGATCTACTTTTAATTGTAGGAGATGTTTCAAAGTGTGCTTTTAGTTCATCATTTGAAAACATTATACTTCTTCCAGTGTTACCGAAATATCCCAAAGGTCATGATTTGCTCTACCACGTTTTGTTACATTGTATGTAAAACTACTAAAGTAGACTTGAATAATTTGATTGTATTCAACTAAGTGATTCATTGCCTCTGTTGTTTTACCAAAATTATTATATTTATCATATGCTAGAAACATCCAGAATGGACCTTTATGTGTTTCATACCAGTCTAGTAACTCTACTCCACCAGCACCACCATCAACAGTATATGAGTTTGAAGTATTTTCTAACGAAGATGTTCCAGTAGAATCAAAGTTTGCAACATCAAAGAATGCTCTAGATGGAAGATTAGACCAACTCCAAGAAATATTTAGTTTATCAGCAATATGATATGAACGCATATTTCCATTTATCATTCTTTGTTTTTGTTCAATTCTTGTAGGATTAAAAGATAGTTCTGATCTATTATGATCAGATAAAATTAAAAATTCATTAATCCCACCATCAGTTAAAGATGAATCAGCACCAATTTCTTGTCCAGTTGGAACATAAATTCCACCAGTCAAAGTGCCAGGATTATTTGACCATGCAATAGCCTGTGGTCTAGTATATTTTTTACGACCAACCATATAGTTTGCTGTAGCCACTATCTAATCCCTCTAATTCTTTGAGAGTCAACTCTCTTAATTTCAGACATTACTGCTCTTGCAATATCATCTGCACTATTGTTGCTTCCACCAACATTAACGCTTAAACTATAATTATACACTGGACTGGAAGGCAAATTGCCATTATTAATGCTATTCATAGTATTTACGCCAAATGAATCTACTGCACTCTTTCTTACTACATACTCTCCTGCAGTTAACATTGCTGGAATTGTATCTGTTCCCCGTGAAAATCCTCCAGATGCAAAATATTTAGGAACCATTCCACCGCTACTAAATCCCCAAGCCTGTGCCACATTTTTTGGAACTGTTATCTTTGTTCCATTAGAAGTAATTGTTGAGGTAGCAGATGATCCACCAAGAGAAGATGTTGCACTTGACGATGATGAACTAATACCATCCCACAGACCCTTTACTCTCTTTAATGTATCTTCAATATTTAATAATGCATTTTTATACTCTGCTGATCGAACATTTGCACCATCTATGCTTAATTGAATATCATTCCATTTTTTACGTTGAGCATCAATTGCTTCAAGTTCTTTATCAAGTTTTGCTTGAAGAGGGGCTATTGAATTAACCTGATAATTGTAGTTAGCATCTTGTAATTTTTTAATTTCTTCAAGAACTGGAATTTGATCTTGTTCAAGTTGATATACCTGTTCAGATATAGTATAAAGTTTTTGTTCAATTTCAACTCGTGTTAAACCACTTGGACTCTTTACAAGAGCA